ATGTAACTTGTGATATTGATGTAGTACCAAGAAGCAGTTCTCTAAAATCAGCTGTATCCATAAATAACAACGTAAGTAGTGAACAATCATCAGTAGACTCTGGATATACTGCAAATGATATGACTAAGGTTATATCTAAGATAGGAGACGATGTAAGATTCCAATCTGATATAATCGCACCTAATATACAATCGGGCGGTGTTGCAAACGACATCTTAGTTTTAGAATCTAGCGGTACTATAAAAACTAGAAGTAATTTGAGTCTAACCGGAGCTCAAGGAGCAACTGGAGCTCAAGGAGCAACTGGAGCACAGGGAGCCAAAGGAGCAACTGGAGCCCAGGGAGATCAAGGAGCTCAAGGAGCCAAAGGAGCAACTGGAGCCCAGGGAGATCAAGGAGCACAAGGAGACACTGGAGCTCAGGGAGACACTGGAGCCCAGGGAGATCAAGGAGCTCAAGGAGCAACTGGAGCCCAGGGAGCCAAGGGAGCAACTGGAGCACAAGGAGATCAAGGAGCAACTGGAGCCCAAGGAGCCAAGGGAGCAACTGGAGCACAAGGAGACACTGGAGCTCAGGGAGCCAAGGGAGCAACTGGAGCCCAAGGAGACACTGGAGCTCAGGGAGCTAAAGGTGCAACAGGTTCTCAAGGAAATACAGGTTCTCAGGGAGCAACGGGTTCTCAAGGAAATACAGGAGCTCAAGGTAACTCAGCTACTATAAATGTCGGAACAGTACTGCCAGTACCCGCAGGTACTCCTCCTACTGTGACTAACTCAGGTACGGCTAACGCAGCAGTATTTGACTTTGAGTTAGAGCAGGGAATACAAGGAGCACAAGGAGCTAAAGGAGCTACCGGTTCTCAAGGAGCTGCAGGATCTAATGGAGCACAGGGAGCAACAGGAGCACAAGGAGCCAAAGGAGCTACCGGTTCTCAAGGAGCTGCAGGATCTAATGGAGCACAGGGAGCAACAGGAGCACAAGGAGCCAAAGGAGCTACCGGTTCTCAAGGAAATGCAGCTACTATAAATGTCGGAACAGTACTTCCAGTACCCGCAGGTACTCCTCCTACTGTGACTAACTCAGGTACTGCTAACGCAGCAGTATTTGACTTTGAGTTAGAGCAAGGAATACAAGGAGCTCAGGGAGCAACTGGAGCTCAAGGAGCCAAGGGAGCTACAGGTTCTCAAGGTGCTGCAGGATCTAATGGAGCACAAGGAAACACTGGAGCACAGGGAGCCAAAGGAGCAACTGGAGCCCAGGGAGATCAAGGAGCACAAGGAGCCAAGGGAGCAACTGGAGCCCAGGGAGATCAAGGAGCACAAGGAGCTGCAGGATCTAATGGAGCTCAGGGAGCAACTGGAGCACAAGGAGCCAAAGGAGCTACAGGTTCTCAAGGATCTGCAGGATCTAATGGAGCCCAAGGTGCAACAGGAGCACAAGGAGCTAAAGGAGCAACTGGTTCTCAAGGAGCTGCAGGATCTAATGGAGCCCAAGGAGCTACAGGATCTAATGGAGCTCAAGGAGCTAAAGGAGGAAATGGAGCTCAAGGCAACTCAGCCACTATATCAATCGGAACAGTCGTTCCAGTACCAGCAGGTACTCCTCCTACTGTGACTAATTCAGGTACAGCTAACGCAGCCGTATTTAACTTTGAGTTAGAACAGGGAATACAGGGAGCTACCGGAGCCCAAGGAGCTGCAGGATCAAATGGAGCCCAAGGAGCTACCGGGGCACAAGGAGCCGCCGGATCAAATGGAGCTCAAGGAGCTGCTGGATCAAATGGAGCCCAAGGAGCCAAAGGAGGAACTGGGGCACAAGGAGCTGCTGGATCAAATGGAGCTCAAGGAGCCAAAGGAGGAACTGGAGCTCAAGGAGATGCTGGATCAAATGGAGCCCAAGGTGCTACAGGAGCTCAAGGAGCCAAAGGAGGAACTGGAGCTCAAGGAGATGCTGGATCCAATGGAGCTCAAGGAGCCAAAGGAGGAACTGGAGCTCAAGGAGATGCTGGATCCAATGGAGCCCAAGGTGCAACTGGAGCTCAAGGAGATGCTGGATCCAATGGAGCCCAAGGTGCTACAGGAGCTCAAGGAGCCAAAGGAGGAACTGGAGCTCAAGGAGCTGCTGGAACTAACGGAACTAATGGAGCCCAAGGTGCTAAAGGAGGAACTGGAGCTCAAGGAGCTGCTGGAACTAACGGAACTAATGGAGCACAAGGAGCTAAAGGAGCTACCGGAGCACAGGGAGCTGCTGGATCAAATGGAACTAATGGAGCTCAAGGAGCTGCAGGAACTAACGGAACTAATGGAGCACAAGGAGCGACTGGAGCACAGGGAGCTTCTGGAGGAGGAGGATCTTCGGTTGTTCCTGTTGCGTCTAGCAGTAATACATTTATGTCAGATGGAACTTGGTATATTGGACAAGACCCATATGGATGGGGAGGAAACGATTGGAATATTAGTAAAGGTTCCAGCATAACAGACTTATCAAGCCCTCACGAATTTGCATGCGCTATTTACTTACCAATTAACATCACAGGTGCAACAAAGCTGACATTATGTGGTAATTATCACGATTCTTCTGCTGTTGGATCAAGAAGTGCTAGTGTCGATATTGGACTGTGGAGGGGAAGCTGTAGTGATATAGGTACTGGAAGTTCAGCAGTTACTTTAACTTCAATTGGCCAATCAAACACGGTTCTCACGGGTACCGGGACCGCGTGCTTTACACTTGCTGCAACTACTGGAGTAGACTTAGATGAATGTGAGGATTTTATAGTAGTTGGATTTAAAGGAAACGGAGGATCTTTCGGTACGGCTCAAGTTACTTGGATTCTCAAAATTGGTTAAATCTGAACTTGTCCTGGGATTCTGGCATCGCTTTTGATTGCCCTTAACCAGGCTCTAGTACAGGGAATATTCATCTCTTCCATCCAAGGATCGAAGAAGCCTGTTTCTAGTAATCGATCTTGGAATTTTATTGAATCATTGTAAATAAATCTAGCTTGAGCAGATCTAGTATAATACAAGAAACTATTCTCATTCCAATAAGTGACATGGGTAGGATCTTGAAAGGCTCCTCGACCATCTGTTGACGGAACTTCTATGAATACCCAACCTCCGTCTGCAAGGACTCGATGAATTTCTGACATTGTAAATTGTTTATCCTTTAAATGACTTATGATGTGTGATGCATTTATCACTCCAACTTCGCCGTCCTTGAATGGCCAGGGTTCATTCAGGTCTGCCTGGATCATTCCATTTCGAATATCAACAGTCTCATATCCTTCTCGACCTAAAATGCCGCCTCCGATGTCTATCTTTCTTAAACCTCTTAGATCTGCATCTCTTTCAGCTAACCTCTGTTGCCATTCTCTAAACATTGCAAATGTTCCATCTTGAATTGCCTGGTTTCTTTCAATCCAAGTATTATCTCCGTGAATTCGATATAAGTACAGAGTCTTTGGTATCTTTTTGAACTTAGTGACCATGTAGGTCCTAATCATCAGTTCTTGGTCATCCAAAATACTAAGATCTACATTATGTCCACCAATTTCAACGTAAACTGATTTTCTCCATGCTCTGATGTGATCAGGTGCATAGAATATCAAAGAAACCGAAGCTGCATCAGCTTCAAATGTGTTCATGGAGATAAGTTCCTTTCCCTTCCATTCAAATGGCTCATAGATCCAGCCATGTTCTGGGTTATAGGGTATAAAATCGTCGTCTATTTTAGCGTTATCACTAAACACAAACCCAACATCTGGATTATCTTTGAATGCCTTTGCTACTTCTTCTAGACAGTCTGGAGTTATTATGTCATCGTGATCTACTTCTAACAAAGCATCGCCTTGTCCAAGAAGAAATGCATGATGTTTTATGTATCCTACATTAGTATTAGGTCCATCGTATGATATAATTCTTACTTTTGGATTTTCAATTATTTCAGAGGGTAAATCCTTCTTTTTAAGGCCTCCATTTATGTATAATACCCACTCCCAATTTTCGTAAGTCTGATCAACAATTGAATCATATAATTCCTTTAGATAATCTGCTTTATGGGAAGGTGTAATTATGCTTAACTTCATACTAAGTTCTTTGATTATATTATATCACCTATATTGACCGAGGTTTCAATAATTCAAGTTTGATCGAATAAATAATAATAGATGATTAGTTAGCTCTTCAGAATAAATAATCATATAAAATACTAGGACTTGATGAAGAAAACTTCTCAATTATATCAGAATGTATACATATTAGGATCTTTAGATGCTAAAACAATCACTGTAAATGAACAGTTTACTCTGCCAACAACAGACGGTACTAGCGGCCAGGTTTTAACTACTGATGGCGCTGGTAATGTTACTTGGCAGGGAGTTGGATCACTTTCTTTAACAACAGACGATATTTCAGAAGGGTCTAATCTTTATTATACTGATGAGCGCGCCCAGGACACAATTTCTACGATGATCCAGGACGGTACAGGTTTAAATTGGACATACAATGACCCTTCAAATACGTTTACTGGAAACGTAACCCTTTCTCCTTTTAGCACATCAGATTTAGCAGAAGGATCTCGTTTATATTTTACAGGTGAAAGAGTTGACGATCGAGTATCTCTTAGCTTAATTCAGAACGGTACGGGTATATCGTGGACTTACTCTGATAATGGAGCTTCTGCAGGTACATTAACTCCTACAGTCACATTAGCCCCGTTTGATACTGATGATTTAAGCGAAGGTTCTACAAACCTATATTACACTGACGAGAGAGCTCAGGACACGGTCGCAGGGATGATCCAGAATGGTACAGGAATCACTTGGCTATATAATGATATAGCCAATAGGCTAACTCCGACTATCACCCTGGCGCCATTTGATACTGATGATTTAACCGAGGGGTCAACAAACTTATATTACACTGACGAGCGAGTAGACGACAGAGTCGCTGCTCTAGTTCAAGATACTTCCACCGTCACATGGACATATATTGATGGATCAGGAACATTAGAGGCAAATGCCGTTTCTGTGGTTAACATAGAAAAAGGTGGAAGCCTGGTAGGGTCCAGAGATACTATTAATTTTATTGAGGGATCAAATGTTAGTTTAACTATTGTAGATGATAGTGTTAACTCTAGGGTTAACGTGACGGTTAATGCTTCCCTACCTGGGGGCACTGGAACTTTGAACAATGTCTTATCAGCTGGAGTTCAAATAGGGGACGCTGATATAATTACTCTAAACTTTTTAGATAAGTTTACGTTAACCGAGTCTCCTAATCAGCAAATTAATATAGATATCGATTTATTGCTAGAGGAACTAGCAGATGTTTACTTAAGTTCTCCATTAGCTGATCAGGATATATTGATGTATAACTCTAGTCTTGGTATCTGGCAAAACTCGCCTAGTACAGGAGCCGGAGCAACTGGAGCCCAAGGAGCAACTGGAGCCGCAGGTTCTGCTGGAGCCCAAGGATCGACTGGAGCAACTGGAGCCGCAGGTTCTGCTGGAGCCCAAGGATCGACTGGAGCAACTGGGGCCGCAGGTTCTGCTGGAGCCCAAGGATCGACTGGAGCAACTGGAGCCGCAGGTTCTGCTGGAGCCCAAGGATCGACTGGAGCAACTGGGGCCGCAGGTTCTGCTGGAGCTCAAGGAGCGACTGGACCCGCTGGGGCCGGAGCTCAAGGTGCGACAGGACCGGTAGGACCACAGGGACCTGGAGGAGTTGTTGCACAGTGGGGATCTTTTTATGATACTACAGATCAACCTATATCAAGCGTAAATACGGCTCAAGTTGTGGATATAGGATCTTCATTTGGAGCGAATGGAATTTCCGTTCAAAACGGAACTGAAGTAACATTACCGGTTGTAGGAACGTATAAGTTTACTGCAGTACTTCAAGTTTCAAGTGTATCTAATGCAACTCAGTATGCTACATTTTGGTTGAGATTAAATGGCGTTGATTATGCCAATAGTGGAACTAATGTTCTACTTCAACCTAGAAAAAGTTCCACTGAGCCATATACAGATTTAATCACGATTGACTATATAGGAACCAGTCAAAATACTAATGATTACATTGAAATATGGTGGGATTCAGATTCAACTGATGTAAGCTTGCAATACACTGCAGCTACTTCTACTGAACCTGCTATACCTTCTATCATCTGTGGAGTTCACCAAATTACTAATACTCTTCTAGGAGCAACTGGAGCTACTGGAGCTGTTGGAGCACAGGGTTCTACTGGAGCAACTGGAGCCGTTGGAGCCCAAGGTTCAACCGGAGCCACTGGAGCTGCAGGTTCTGCTGGAGCTCAAGGATCAACCGGAGCAACCGGAGCCGTTGGAGCACAAGGTTCTGCTGGAGCTCAAGGATCAACCGGAGCAACCGGAGCCGTTGGAGCACAAGGTTCTGCTGGAGCTCAAGGATCAACCGGAGCCACTGGAGCCGTTGGAGCTCAAGGATCAACCGGAGCCACTGGAGCCGTTGGAGCTCAAGGATCAACCGGAGCAACCGGAGCCGTTGGAGCTCAAGGATCAACCGGAGCCACTGGAGCCGTTGGAGCACAAGGTTCTACAGGAGCTACTGGAAGCACAGGAGCGACGGGTTCAACTGGAGCCACTGGAGCTACAGGTTCTGCTGGAGCTCAAGGATCAACCGGAGCTGTTGGAGCTGTTGGAGCACAAGGTTCTACTGGAGCTACTGGAAGCACAGGAGCGACGGGTTCAACTGGAGCCACTGGAGCTACAGGTTCTGCTGGAGCTCAAGGATCAACCGGAGCCGTTGGAGCACAAGGTTCTACTGGAGCTACAGGTTCTGCTGGAGCTCAAGGATCAACCGGAGCCACTGGAGCTGCAGGTTCTGCTGGAGCTCAAGGATCAACCGGAGCCACTGGAGCGGTTGGAGCACAAGGTTCTATTGGAGCCACTGGAAGCACTGGAGCACAAGGAGCCAAGGGACTAGGAACACAAGGAGCAACTGGAGCAACTGGAGCAACTGGAGCCGCAGGTTCTGCTGGAGCACAAGGTTCTACTGGACCACAAGGGCCAATTGGCACCGGATCAACCTGGGCTAATGAAAACCCAATTGCAGAAACCTCATTTAATGCCTCTAGATTTGCCATTCCTTATACTTCCGGAGAATATTTAGTTGGAAATAATACTGCCGGTGGATGGGCCGCGAGTGAATGGGCTGCATCAGCAAATAGTACAATAACTGGGTCTAACTTACTTCCATGGGAAGCATTGCATTGTGGTATACCAATTATTGATAATACTCAAGATACAACTGTTTTGGTAATGAGGGTTACGGCTCTCGCAACGTATAATACAAGCACATCGACTTCGTTAATTGTTAGACCGTTTATTCACACTCACCAAGATTTAAATGGATCTGACTTGAATATGGTTGCTATAGGATCGGATCGAACTGTGAGTTTACTCCAGCAAGGAACAAGTTACTTCCATAATGTTGCTACTTTCTATTGGACTCTAAGCACTGTTATCACATCAAGTACTGATAGACTGTTTTTTGGGTTTCAAACAAATGGGGTAAATTCAAGCTTACATCAACAATCTTCTGCTATTTCATGGAAAGCATGGTTCCAAACCGCAACTCCTTAATTGAATTGAATATCTAGATCAAAATCGATATATTGGAATTTAGCGTTAAACGTTCTAAATTCTGGAGTAACTGAGCTATAAGATAGTTTAATTCCGTCTTGACCCTTTAGAATTGGGCTATTAAATCTTACAGTAGAAACAAGATATCCTTGATTATCTACCATTGACAATCTCATCGGAGAAAGAGTTTGTTCTCTATTATCGAAATTGACATAATTTAAGGCGTTGTCTACGAAGATCCAATAATTTAAGAATGCATCAGTCATCTTAAAAGTAAGGGTGAATTCTCTAGTAAATAGATCTTCAACCGGTTTAGAATTTTTATATTCTTGTTTCTTACCTCTAGTTCTAGTTTGCGACACAAGATTCATGTTCCAGCCTGGAAAATCTACTGATTGAATAGTAGAAGACATAAAATCTTCAATAGTATCATATGGAAGTATTAAACTCTGATAATATTTCTTATACTTCTCCTTTATTTCCTCTGAGAAAAAATCAGGAGGAAATAGGAATACAAACCCATTATTTCTAGCGTTTAAAATCATCTATGTATTCTCTTAAGCTTTTTATAATAATCTGGATCTTCTGCCAGGTGATCCATTGCTATTTCTCTAGCGATATAAAGATCATTGGTGTGTTCCATTTCTATCCTTATTCCGTCTATTAGATCTGACTCTTCAAATTGAGATGGAACCATTTGATCTGCTACCCCTCCAGGTATTCTATTTGAATATTCTTCAGGATTCCATATAATTAAGTTATCTGGCCTTACTCCCTCAGCAAATTCTTTATCAGTACAGAAAGACCATAACTCTGTTCCTATTTCTCGCTTATAATATAAAGGAGAATCTACCCAGCGAATCTGGTATTCATAAGAATTTTGGCCCATCTCAGAGCGAGCAATTTGTGAATCTCCCGGGAACAGTTCGCTCCGCATGTCAAACCTCTCTAATCTCATTTCTTCTTAGATTTGCCTTTCTTTTTCTTTTTTGACTTTCTGGCCTTAGCCGCAAGATCTTTATCAGCTCCTCCCCAAGTACCTGAACCTTTTGTGGCAAAAGAGTTAACTCTACCCATTGCCCACTGATGTTGGCTTACTCCAGGTCGGTGTCCAGTTTTCCAAGCAGCAAGTCCTCTATTATATACTTGTTTAAGGATGCCTTTAGGAATCCCAGTTTTATCTGATTTATTCTTTAGAGCTGTGTCTGTTTTCGAAGACTCGTTAATGTATTCTAAAAATCCTAGTAGCTTCATTTCTTTTTACCTTTCTTTTTATCTAGCTGTCTTTTGACTTCTTCTCTTACTTTTTCCATCTTCTTAGCGTAACTAGGGTTTTTCTTTCTATTGAATACAACTTGTTGATTTAAGCTACCTGTTATCTTTCTCATGTCTCCGCCTCTGGTTCTAATTAACCATTTAGCTAGGGCACGAATACCTAATTCCTTGAATTTACCATTTGCGTCTGGCGCGTCTGAATCATGCCACTTAGGAGCACCTTTAGGTCTCTTAGTATTTTTTCTAGCCTCATTCAATATGTATTCTTCAAAGCTTAGTATCATTTGCCAAACATTTTTTCAAATTTCTTAGTGTGTTTGCTCTTCTTAGTTTTCCACTTCTTACCAGTCTTCTGATTATAGTCAGCCTTCCAGCCTCCCTTGGGATCACTAGTATATGCAGATGCGTCATCATCTTCCTTATCAGCATGCTTTTTAATCTCATCCTTCATGGCCTTAGCATCTCTAGTTAAGTAACCTGGATTGATTTTCTTTCTCTTCTTTTTCTCTAGAAGTAGAAACTGTTGATAATTATGAACGTGAGTCTTCATCTATATTATTTATTTTAACCAGGACCTTTAAATCTCCAGTTCCTTTGATCAGTCTATGCCAACTTTTAGCTGGAATAAACGTCTCCTCCTGTATAGATATTGGAAGAGAATTTTCTAGCTGTATCATCCAGTCTGAATTGTGAGTAGACTTTACCCAGCGATCCTCTAGATCTCGATGCCACTTCAGATCTTCTAGTGTAACGTCTGATTTAAATTCTCTAATTTGCCAGTCCTTACCTGATTCTATTTTGTCGAACGGTAAGTCCATTACCAATATCCAGGATATGTTTTACCTCCCCAGAGATGAGCGTATCGATTAATTCTACATGCCCAGTATCCTGCTTTAGTTTTATCTTTCTTTTCGGAACATCTATGGCGAGCAGCGAAACTTTTTCTGGCCTTTGGATTACTAACCTTTGCGGTCAGACCTCCTTTTTGATCCCCGAAGGTTATCTTTTTAACCTTGTTTTTACCTTTCTTTTTAGGATCTCTGACGTAAACAACATACTTTGCTCCTGAGCTCGGATTTCTTTTAGGCTTATTTAAGTCTACCTTTCTGCCTTGATATTTAGCCTCATTCAAGGATGCATCCTCGATTGGCAGGTCTAACGGAACCTCCAATCCATTATATGTATCAGTTAAACCAAGATCAGTCCCCTCAAGTAGCCCGGAATCAATCTGAGATAGGTTGATCTCCTTACTTTCATATAATGATCTAGCCTCGGATAAGAGTTTAATATGTGCAGAGCTTCCAGGTCTAAATACAGACTCTGTGATTGATATATCGTTATCAATATGATACTTTAGGTTCTCGGATATTATTCCGTCTCCTACATATTCTGAAAAGCTTTTTATTCTAGATATCATTATAAATTATTCTTTTTCTGGGTGATCTTGATCAATCCAATCCATGCTTATTCTAGTATCAGATCCATCTATTTTAGTGCCAGCTCCCCACTGTCTGATCACATTACCCTTATACATGGTAGAAGAGTCATCAAATGATGGATAATATGTTTCCATATCTATCGAAAAAGAAGTATTAACATAGGTGTCATCAGTATATGCAAAGTTATACTTCTTATCGTTAGTTATTGAGTCTGGAAATCTTATTTGTGCCGGTATTCTTATTCCTCGGTATTGAAAATAGACAACCTCGTTCTTATAATAAAAGTCAAATATTTTCTCTATGATTTTAAAGGTCTTGTTTAGGTTATCGGTTTTGATTTTTAGGTCGAACTTAATATCCATAGGGAGACTATAAAGCCTAGATGAATAGGCCTTCATAATTTTTTCATCGTTAATATTTCTTTCTTCTTGCGTAAATGTTCCTCTAACAAATTTGTTAGTTATATCCCCAGGTTTAATCGCAAAACTGTTAATCGTGACTATCCCTCTCGGCACAACGTCATAGTTTCCTTCTGCAAATTCAGGATACTTACAATCGTCTGGAAGATCTATGAAGAAATCCTGCATAAATCCACCAGTTCCAGCAAAGTTATAGAAGAATGGTACCTCGTGCTTCTCTATCTTTCCATTTCTAACTAGATCGATTATGATCTTTCTATTCAAAACATCTAATAAGGAAAGAGTGGCATTCCTCAAAAATATGTCTTGAGTATTTTTATTGGTGATATTTTCGTGATTAGTACTTTGCATATTTTATCTGTTTTTAGAGATGTAAGGCAGATTTAACTGAGGCTTACAGTTATCTATGATGATTAGTTTAGATTCGTCCTTTATGTACTGCTGACTTAGAATAAAATCATGGTCATCCTCCTTAAGCATTGTATTAAAGAGTCTGATATTTGCAAGTGACATGTTAGACGAAGGTATATAGTATTTGCTATTTGTAAGTGCAAACTCGGCAACTGACATTTCTGAGGTACTTTCATAAATCTTAATAAAGTCATTATGGTTTATTATATCGGCTGGATCCTCATTTATAGAATATATGTAGACCCCTTTTTGTTTGAACTCGTTTGATGCTGATACTACGATAGCATGCCAATCCCCAGAATTAAGATTATTGATTATGTGAGACTCACTAGTATTATTAATTTCTACCGTAATAGTAAGATCCCCTTCGGGAGAAGTTCCAGTATATCTAACAAATTGACCTGTTATTCTAAGACCTTTAGATGTTTCATTATCGTATCCGTTCAGAAATTGAACCGAATTATTGCCTGAACTTATATTGAACAGGGCAGTATAGGATAAATTCTTGACGTCAGTCGTGTTAAAGACGGGCTCAGCGTTGTATATGATAGCTGATTCCTTGGTCTTAAACTTAACAACTGTGTCCCCGTTTGAATCTATTGATGTTAACACAGATCTTTGTTTTTTATAAGACAGATCAGTATATGATTCTATTCTGACATATCTACCAGAATCTGACTGTCCTTTGTGATTTTCAATGGTATCAAATGGGGCTCGAACTCTAATAAATCTAGAGTCGTTTCCTTTTACATTCTTATCACTTGTAATAAGAGCGTTATTTAACCAGGATGCAAAAGCATCTGATCCTTGATATGCTAAAATGGTCTTATAAGAGGCTTGATCACCTGGATTTATGCTCGGTAGGTTTTCTAAGTTAACGGTATTACTAACTGCTGGAGAATCTCCGGTTATTTTATAGATTCGATCTACAGCAGGGATAGAACTTAAGTCATAGTAATTTTCTATCAAGTTAGCGTGGTTAAATGTATATTTGATCGGTCTTAAAGTCAGATCGGGATGAATTGCGCTTCTTGACGAATCAAATCTTCGGCTAATGGTATCATACTGCTGAGGCATGGTTCCGTCCTTGATGTCTTCTTGAACTTGTGCTCCAAATAGATCTTCTGCGCTTTGAATGACATTATCCAAGAATTGCCTTGAGTCGTCCGTAAGAACAGTGTCGATGTTCGGGTTGTACTTCTTAAGACTGACCTTCCAGTAAACAGGCTCGAGCATCATTCCTCTATGCAAATAACTTCCTTGCACCTCATACATTCTATTCATCAAAGGAAAGTATAGAAAATCTCTGTGTCTAGGGTGAGAATTCTTACCGAATATAGATTGGAAATATCTGTTATCTACGTGAATTTCAAAAGGCAGCTGAAAGTCCAATTCGAATTCAGAGAATTTTGGATCGTTGCTTGGAAATTTGTTACCAGGAACCAGGATCTTTATACACTTTCGGTCCACGTTCTTGAAAAGAGTCCATTCCTTAAACAGGTAATCTCCACTGTCAGATTCCGGCACCGTCCTAAAATATACAACTTCATGACCGTATATCTTATTTGTGTACAGAGAAAGTTCTTTGAACATACCGATCGCACTATCAACTTGATATGGCCTAAAACTAGGATCAGTTGTAGTAATAATCGAGCTACATTTTTCATCAGAACACAGGGTCTTCGGAGCAAAGGTATTTGGCATAGTGCACGAAGTACCTTTAGCAAACCTAAGTTTGACCTCATTTATCTCAATAGTAGAAGACATTTCGTCGCTAGATCCGTCATCGTATTCATACTTTATTTCGAAGTAGAAGTCTGAGGATTCTTCTAGGATTATATCATCAGCTGATCCTAAGTTACCAGGTTCAACCTCGTACCATAGGGACCAATCTAGTGAATTTCTAGAGTACCTAAAATATCTTTTTAGATAGGAAAGATCGAGTGCACCTGAGGGATTCAGAACAACATCTTCTACCATTTCAGTAAAACCCGTGATTCCGCACACTGGATCTTCTGTTGAAAATATCCTGTAATTCTTACTAAATGATATTGAATTTCTTTCAGGATTTATGAGTAATTTTAGCGTTATATTAGCCATCAGGTATAAGCATCTGCATTTTTATTATTTATTTGGCAAGATTTAGGTAAACTGAACCCGTTTTTTCGGTAGAATAAATAATAATATACATGGGTAAACAATCTTACATACTTGATCCCCTATGGATCACAAAGGGAGCAGGAGATATTGATGCCGAATACATGAAGTATGTTCTCCTTGCGGCAAATAAGAAATTTAGAGAAAATTTAAAAGCTGGGGACGTCTCAGGTTTTAATGAGGTGATTTTTCATGCCTTAAATCTGAACAATTTAGCCGTCGAAGGAATGGTGCATGATTTTAATTTGAGGCCAGTCTGGGACGATCCTAGGTTAGCTGAGATTAGAGAAAGTCTAAGAAAAATCTACCAGATACCTGAGGAAGTTTCAGAGGTGTTTAAAAGTGCTAATTACCTATTTGTTAGACTTCTGATTGATTACCTGGATCGAATGATCGAAGGTTTATCAAAGTGTAAGACTTACTTTTCTAACGATTACGTATATACTGAGAAGACAATCTTTATTCTCATTAACTATAAAAAGTCAGATGATTATGAGATTTGGAAGCTCCGGTTTGATAACCGACTTAAGATGGGAAGCAGATTGGAGAAGGTCAAAACAATTCAATTAGATAAATCAGAGAGCGGGGCCCTAAAGGAATTTGTGAAGACCGATCAGGATCAAAAAATGAAAGGATTGGATCCAGATCGAAATGTGATCTTTGCATCTATGAGCCGCAAAGAAAACACTCATGTAATTGCAAATTCTATAGCATGCACAATATCCTTTACCAAGGGAATTTCAATGGGTATGCCATTCAGCATTCCAATAATGGAGGAGCTATACGATATCTTAGTAGACGAGCAGGTTTTGCCGTTTACGATTAGGACCTGGATCTAGTCATTAATATCCTTCGGGTGAAGTTCCTTTTAAAACAGCGATCTCGTCCTTCATAATCTCAATCTGTTCCTGCTGTTCTTTGATTGCCTCTACAAGTACCGCTATCATTTCAGAGTATCGAATAGTTTTATAATCCCTTACTCCATTTAATATAACGGCTTCCGGTAAGATTTCTTCAACCTCTTGAGCAATCATACCGATTTGTCTAGAGTCATCATCTGCCGAAAAGTCATCAGCGTCCTTCCAGTTGAAGTATACTCCTCTCATGTTGAGAACTTTATCTAGGGCACCTTCAATTTGCTCGATATTCTGCTTTAATCTTTCATCAGAGGACGCCGCCGCAAGAAGACCGTTTCCAGTGTTTCTATATAGAGCAGCTCCAGTTCCTGTAACAGTTCCGACGCTTACTGTACCGTTTGTGCGTAAATTTCCTCCAACATGGAGGCTGTTTACTATCTGTAATCCATTATCTGCAGTTAGTGGGGAAGGTAGGTTGCTGCCTGCATTATGTAGAACTAACTCGTAATTAATACCTCCACTACCGGAGGGGTTGTTTAGAGATCCAAAAAGTAGTTTTTGATTTGGGTTTGCGGCTAATATATAATGGCCGTCCCCATCAAACGCGGGATCATCTTCTCCTAAGGCGATTACCGCATATGGGCCGCCACCGCCAGATGATTGAGATACGTGAACTATTCTATTGCCACTACCGTCGTTTATATTAATATATGATTGCGAGGTAGTTGAGATCAGGTTTATCCTGTCGTTGCTGCTATTATCGTGTACATCAATTCTTGATGTGGTGCCGGATGTGCCTAGAGTTATCTTGCCGTTATTTATATCTAAACTACTGTTAACACCAGTTCCAATATTGAGTCCTCTTCCAATTCTCATTGAGTCACCAACGTCTACTATTCCTTCTACTCCAAGAGTTCCCTGAACTAGGGCTGATTCTCCGACACTTATAGATCTTCCAACGTTTACGTTTCTAGCTGCATTAATTTCTCCAGTCGAATGAATGTCGGTTGACTTTAAGCTTCCGATATTAGCATGATCGGTTATGATTCCATCAAGTTCAATAGTCTCTATGCCAAGATTTGGAGATCCTGTAATATACAGGAATTGATGAGCAATATATGCCTTATTTCCTACGATCTCAAATTTAGTACCCGCATGCCCTGTTTCAACTGACCATTCAACTACTGGACTTAGAGCATCTGAGATATCAATCTTTTTAAGATAAGTGTCAGTAGATGTGTATTGTTTGTCCGAGACTCCACTACCTGCGTTTCCGCCTGATATCAGATACAAGGATTTGCCAACAACTTTAGAGTCATAAGACTTTGGATATGTTGCTCCACTAGTGTGTATAATACTTGTTAATATCTGTGGAGCGCCGCTAGCATCGTCCTCTTCAAGAACCCAGGTTTTATCTTCATAGGAAGCGTATATGTATTTTCCATCAGTACATACAGTACCTACCTTACTGATTGACTCATTATAGAAGGTGCTACCATTTATAGTAGTCGTATAAGTGTCTAAGGTCTGACTGTATGCGGTGTAGAAAATATCTTGTCCAGTGGAAGGATCGGTGCGAATTTCATATACAGTTAACCTTACTACATATCCGGTCGCAGTTGGTGCACTCGTCAGTGAGGAAGTGACTCCAGTCCATTGAAATTCTAGGGCAGCAATCCATCTGTTAGATATCGCACACATGTCTAAGATATGAGTATTCAACATGCCCCTTTGATCGGTTGTAAATGGTGAGCTAGGATCAGACACATTTACTATGTGTAAAGTATTTCTTGGCGTTGTCGAGATGGTGTTCCCATTAGGAAGAGTCGGATGGCCGAAGTATCTTAGGCTATTTGATCCAACAATCAAGTGATTTCCTAGGGCCTTAACTCTCCATGCTGCGTCTAATTCTAAGCCACTAGTGTAGCTAGGATAACTATATAATCTGGAATAATTTCCAAGGGAAGAATCGTGTCTAATTATTTGAAGGTTCGCCTGGTAATATCCGTATGATTCCGTAAGTTGAGAGTAAACTTGGTTATTTAGTAAATACAGATATCTGCCGGATACTTCAACGTCACATAATCCAGCTCCTGAAAATGTATTACCGTTAGATGCAGAGTTTTTCTGGGAGTGCATAAGCTCTGGAAGATCCTCCTGAGTATTCCAAGAACTTACAGTTCCAGTTAAGCCTGTTGAATTTAATTCCTGGCCTGCTCCAAGGCCAAAGCTAAAAAGGGGATCAAAAACTGGAGAATTTCCAGCTACCATATATAGGGTATTTCCATGTGCGGCGATTCCTAGATTGCCATATATATTTACAGCAGTATTACTCTGAGTGGAATTACTGACGTATAGGGATCCTAGAGTCGTACATCCAGTAGATCCCAGCTGTCTAATATTCCCTCCTTCAAAGAAGGAATCTCCAATCGACATTATTCCATCCAATCCACTTTGTGTAATTATTGCGTAATCGTTTCCGTCAATGTCCTGATTATTACTTGAAAAATCACTAGCTAGACCGAGCTCGAATACTTTTGATCCATTTACTATGTTAATTCCGTCTGCGATTGCACCTGTATGGTATTCCCCAAGGGCTTCAGTTGATCCAAACTTAACTGCGATTTCTTCTCTTACTATAGATGCACCTTCAGCATTAAATTTAGCGGTGTTAAATTCAAATAAGGAATTGAAATCAAGTTCGCTGGTTGGTTGTGCCTCGGTTTTAGACAAACTAAATTTTCCTATGTACAGATATTCATTTGAGCTTGGATACTGATATGATCCCCCTAAATCGTCTACTACGTGTCTTAGTTTTATATTATGTTTAAGAGAGCTGAGTAGATTCGTGTCAGGTCCTTGAGTATCGGCAAAAAGGCTACCTAGTTCTAGATGATATCTTCCAGGAACTCCACTTGTGCCGTCTACAAATATTTTTTCAAGTGCAGTATACAAATCGTTGGTGTTTGCAGGAAAGTTAGCAATATCAACTACTGAAAATTTCTCGTTAAAGTTATTTAGGAATAGAATGTCATTTTCAGATGACCCACCGATTGCGTCAGTAGTTACTGCAGTAGTATCATTTCCTCGATTAGGAAAAACTATATATCTTTCATCGTCAGGACTAGAGTCTCCAACTCCTCTAACAAATGTTACTCCAGCTAAGGTCAAGTAATCTGTAACGACACCCTCTAAATCAACTAATAAAGTCCATGAATCAGTTCCTTCATCATATTGCCAAATTTCGCTATTATCACTATTTAGGAAGAAATCTCCGTCGATTAGCCCAGTAAAGGTTTGAGTATTTGGATCTCCAGAGCCGACAAACCATTTGTTACCCCCAGGCCCGGTTGGACCAGTTGGCCCGGCAGGTCCGGCAGGCCCCTGTATACCAGTTAGTCCCCTTTCGCCGGGTAAACCGACTCCAAGTTCCAAAAGCTTGTTAAAGTTATAATTTAACTTATCTGCTGTGATGTTTTGAGAGTCGCTTCCAAATAGCTCCTTTAGATTTATTCTAATTGGCATTATTATATGAATTTAATTTTTATCTTAGGACTCACTAATAATCCACTGTTCACCTTCTTAGAGAACTTGAATTTAAGAAGTAGTCTATTTGTTTTATTTATTTGAAGACTATTGTCACGTTTATAGCCTGCCTCGTTTCTCTGAGAATCATTGAGGAAACTAAATTTGACGTCGTTTATATTTCCGTCTTGACTGCTTATTGCTGATCTGTCCTCAAGCGTATAGAACTCAATATCGGAAGTGTCGTACAATTTAGTTATATTAGATTCTATGTATTTTACAACATAATCCTCAATCGTTTTATTATTTCCTATGTATTTAGTTTCGTTTACTAGATATTCATTGAATTTTTCGGCAATTCCGTCGCTTATTAGGTATGATGTAATTGCTTTTGACAAATTAATATATCCCTCGATATCACCTTTATTTTCAGTATATACGATTTCAAAGTCTCTAGGGTTTATCGTTTTAAGTTTGTCAACCTTTGCAGTTGAAAAATTCTCAAGCTCAATCACGTCCCTTAGTTGAATTAACTTAGCGACGAACGAGCTGTCTTCTTCAATTCTTAAAGATCCGGCAACTGGCTTACTTTCGGTTTTTGTTCCATATTTAAAATGGAATCCATGATCCCAATTTGACATTAATAGATCGTAGTCGTTTCTACCGATTGCTATTTCTCCAGATGACTCGTATTTAGGCTCATATGCTTCACTTGATTCAAGGGTGAGTATCTTAGTGTCCGATATTTTTATGTGACTAAAATTCTTTATCTTTAAAAAGTCATCCACATTAAGATTAAATCTTATGTTTCCAGAGTCGATGCTTTCTATATCGTTATTTGTGAAGTTGAATTTAGACATGAACGGAAAAACGTTCCTAAAGAGAGGAGCATATCCTCCTTCGTATCTGTTGATTTCGTAAGAATTATCGAGAGAAGATTTATAATATCTATATCCAATTCTTTTTTGAGATGAAACTTGGGATGGCTTATCGTCATCTTCTCCGGGTAAAATTGCTTCTTTTTTAGAAATAGAAGATACTTGAGGTATTTCAGAATACCAATTAAGATCTCCACTAGCCACCAGAGAGCCAGCCTGGATTTCATATGATTCGTACTCGATAAATGAATCTAGTGTATTTGTTCTGTTTTTAAATTCAGCAAATGACAATTTTCTAAATAGTGACTCCATATATCCTTCTCCACCTGCCATTATCTTAAATACATAGTTATCCCTAAAGAAATTAGCATTTAGTCCAGTAGGTATAGAAAAAGTAGGTGAATTAAGTACGTTTATCAGATAGATATCTGAATTATCAGAAAGAACCGCCTCCTTAGCGTTTGCAGAAATCAAAGGGCTATCGTTTAGGGGAATTAATCCCGGAGCGTGGTCTACAAATTCATTAGAGTCTAAAACTTTATTGTATGCAATGATAAAATTATCAGATTCAGAAAAATGAATTTCATCCTTTAAATTTAAAGGGTAAGTAGAATAATTAGGATTCTCAAGTATCTCAATTGTATTGCTCCCAGACTGGAATGCTCCGGATGTACTTAAGTTGAGCTTGCTAGACAACTTAATATTAGAATAGTTGTCCAGTAAATTATTAAACTTAGCACTTTTAAGCGAATATAAGACCGAATAGGTCATATTCGAGGTTTCAAGTCCTCCTATATTCTTAAACTCTATTCGGTAGTCTCCATTGATCGAGTCAAATATTCTGTCTGATGATATCAGGTTTGGATTTTGATCTAGGAAGTTTAAGGTATTCACTGAATCTTCTGATGGAGATACTCCAAGACTTAGATTTTTCCAATATCCGTCAATTGATTCGTTTCCAGGTATAGTAAGTTCTATTAGAAGGATGATAAACTTAAATGTTTGTTGTTCGATCATTCTATACCTGATTGGTGGAATAGTGTCGTCATTAATATCCCCCTTTACCGTTTTAAGTAGAACCGTAAATTTATAGTCCTCAAATCGATCCGAATTAGGATTGAATATAGGCCTACCTGATACATCTATATTATCTGGATCTATGTAATCTTTAAAGTTTATTTTAAATCCCTTAATGAATGCCTCGTAAACTCCTTGATTGTTCTTCAATATTGGAGAATATCTAGTTTGAGTCTTAGCTATTTCTTCACCGTTAAAGATTGGTGTATAAGTGAAATAGTCAATAAAGTATCCTTCCTCAGTTAGAGCACGATCTAGATCAAATGGAACGTCAAAATAAGAATTATTTAGAGATGCGGTTTGTCTATCCTCAACATAATTGAAATTAGACTCCACATAGAACCATTCATGAGTAAAATTCGAAGGATTTTGTGTTCTATCCTCGTGATCCGGAGAAAAGTTATTGAAACCAAAAGCAAGCTCAGTATTGAGACGATAAGGATTACTCCTAGCATCTAAGCTATCTGGTATTGCCCATTTTGTTATATACGGAATCATCTTTGATTTAATAGCAAAATCAAGAGACTCATTTTCTTTAAAGTAATTATACTCGGAATTTGTTATGCCATTTAAGTGTTTATCCCTAAGTTCGAAAACATTTCCTATTGCTTCTGGAGTAACACTTGATGGATCTTTTAGTAAGAAAAATCCTGAGAAATCCTTAAGCTCTTTATTCTCGTCGTTTATCGGGACATCTAATCGAGATCCTATTGTACTAATGTCTCCATTAAAGGTTACGAATGGATTTCCAGCAACAATTGAATACGAATAGTTTGAAGACGAGGGAGAAAGAGTTATCACATCTCCGGTTGAATATTCGACTCCATCGATTAAAACGGTTCCTCTTCCAACTACTTGGTATTCATAATCGTGATTCAATAATTCTACACCTTCAGGTATAAAGTAATCCTTATATAAATCTAGGATCGGGAAATTAGCATACTCACTTGAATAGAAGTCAAAATCAAAGTCCTTAATAGGAAAGAATGATAATAGTCCGAATTCAGGCCTAGTCTTATTATATATTACTGCGTTTTTATAATTGATTTCAGGTGAATCCTCTATTTCTAAGGATATTACTATCTTTGAGAAATATTCAGCTATCGCGACTCCTGCCTTATTAGGATCCAACATATTGATCTCAGTTATTGAATCTTGATATCTGGATATGCTTTCAATATTAGCCCACCCGTTAGCAGTTTGTACTAGTAGGTTTTTCTGGTTTGTCTTCAGTTTTTCTAAGTGATCTGAACTTAAAGATAATCTTCCTCTTCCAATTTTAGATCCTCCACTAAAAGACACTAGAGTCCCGTTTAAATCGGTTCCAGTCTTACTATCAATTTCAACTCCACTGTAATTAGAAGTAAGGGACTTAAATTCAATTTTATACAGGTTATCATGTGATCCCGCTACTCTAGCTTTGATAAACACATATTCTTCATGAGAATACGCGATAAGCCCGGAATTGTTCATCTTGTTTATACATCCAGAGATGGCTGATGTAACTTCAGATAAAAGTCCAGTTGGATTAAAATAGTATACATCGTGACCGATAATCTGGTCTCTATCTATATAAGAATAGAAATCTCCTGCATCTGGAACTTCAGTGTATCCAATAGCGGCAGTCAAGAGGTCATATTTTCCGTTAGAATCAGATCTGGTTCCCCTGGGGTGATATATCTTAATTTCATCCAAGTGATTTATAGATGAAACCTTTATGTATTGAGTGGAATAACCTCTATCTAATTCTGAGTTTCCAGTGTCCTGTAAGAATAGATTATCCGGTCCAAAAAACTTTCCAAAATCCACCGTATTATCTGAAACTCGAATGATTGCGGAAGACTCTTCAGATCCAAGGCTATCGTACCCTATCTCATATGGGTTAGATATTTTAATTGAATATAAGTCTTGGTTTCTGTCCTTTAAATAATTAAAGTATAAATCGGAAGAACCTGAGAATGCCGTTTCAAAATCTGATAGCTTAACTTCTAGATCCTTTACTGGAACTATTACTCCGTTCTCGTTTTCTTGAATAACAGATACTTTTTCGTATTCCCTGATTTGTCTTCTAAATCTAGGAGTATTTTCCCAGTTTAGCCTTTGATAATAGGCTCGATCGAGATCGATGTTAGCTCGGCTCAATTCAATAGTGTTAACATAAAAACCTATGTACCTGTTAAACTCATACACATCAGAAGTATCATCATCGAATATGAATTCAAAATTTAATATATTAGGAAATATTACTCCGTTTCTTTCGTATCCTAGAGTTATGAATTCTTCGAAATATTTAAGAGGATTTGACTGAGAATATAATTCAGACAGATTTTCTCCCCTCTTTCCAAGAACTCCAGAATTATATAGAATTCCATTCCAGTTTGTTAAGCTGTCTTGGTCGAATGATACTTCAAGGGAAGATGTTGGATATCTTTCATCTTCTACATATTTCCTAATATAGTCGCCTACTTTAGTTCCAGGTCCAATTTTAAATGTCTTAATTAAGGACGATTTATTGAACATGTCCTTGATATATTGAACCCTATCATAAGGATAGTCTAGTGTTATTTGATCTATGGGCTTGTTTAGCGGATCATCAACTTTGAATATCACAAAGTAATCCGGTATATCTTGTTTTAGATATAAGGGTGCAAAATAGGAAAGTTTTTCTGTGTATCTTCTACTAGGCAAATATTTGGCTCCACTAAAATAGTCAGAAAAATCAAACTGATCTTTAAAGTCTTTAGAAGTTCTAATCGGCTCAAAGGATTCATTTAGATCGAATACTATTTCGCTGGGAGTTGTTCCATCTGCAAAAAATCTATACATATTAGAAGCAAGCGAAAGCTCGGGATCTATTGAAACCCTCTTGTATTGATCCTTAGATAACTCCTCGTTTACATCAATAGAGTTAAGCCACATTTGATCATTAGAATCTACCGTAAATTTAACGTTACCTGTTAATTTTGGATTTGTTCTAACTAATTGAAAGCTCGATTCATCTTCTAATATTTTAGAATATTCTAGTTCTCTTGCCATTTATTAAAAGCTTGTTCTAACGGTACCGACTGAAGAAACTACTGGAGAATCTAGAGTCGTTTCCTTCTTATACTGTGCACTTATTTCAACGTCAAACGAGAATGGTGCTTCGTCCTTAACTATAACATCTATCCCGATTTTCTTTGAGTATTTTATATTGTTCAAAGATCCAGTAGATCTCCAACCTCCAATGTTTCCAAGAATATCTGATGCTCTATACTGGAATAAAATAGGCACGTTTATTGCGTTCTCAGATCCAAGCTGGACTGACTTCACTGATAGGGATGGATGATTTCCATCCACTGATATTGATTGATAAGAATTAGGGAACAGGTATAAGTATGCTCCACAAGTATACTTACCAATTAGGTACTCATCATTTGGGTCAAATCCTAATTTTATAGGATAGTTATTAGTCCCTCTAAGAGAATTATCGGTAACATTAACAGGTCTATCATATTCTGCTTGTTGATAGTGTGAGTTTCCAAACTTGCCAGTTTTTTCATTGACTGATGTTTCCATAAACAGTGCATGGGCAAATGGCAGAGATACTTGTGTGGCATCACTGTCAATCGCAGGTGGAGCTGCTACTTCTTTAAACTTAGGAAGAACTAAGTCAAGCAGATTAGATCCGACGCTAACGTCATATCCGGCTCCAAGATTTTGAATATCAGGGTGATCTTTATGAATACAGAATTCACTAATAATTCCGCCTCCGTTTGGAATTCCAGTCGCTGGGGTAGTTCCATTCCATACTGATGAATTTATCCCGCCGTTAGTGTAAAGCGGACTATTGTCTTCAGGTTTAAACGGTAACATGTGTCCCCAATAATTAGGAGTGGACTCGCTACCAATAACTTGTCCCTGACCGTCATACGTTAAACTAGCTGCGGATGTGGAGTAAGATCCTCCGATAGGATACGCAGAATTTAAATCCTGAGACAGACCGTAGTTCTTATATCTCGCGTATACAAATTGGCTTTGAACTTGAGAAGATTGTCTACTTGGTATGCTTGTATATGCGTCGATATCCCCCTCAGTTCCAGTACTTATTGACATTGGAATAAGATCATATCTTCGATTAACATGGTAGTCTGAGTCTGGAAATCCAGTTGGACTAGATGCAGTAGCGACCTGATCAATTCCTCCTCTTAGGAAAGAAACAAGCTCAAGAGCAGAAGCAGACGTATTCTCAATTGATAAAACATATTGTTTTGTTATAATTCTACCTTCATTGTATACGACAGATCCACCTGTGGTATCTTTAATCTCATCTCTATAATAACCTGAGAATAGCTTTAGAGTGTCTCCTCTTTTTACCTCAGATGTGTTACCTAGAGGATCAATAATAGAAACTTTAATAACTCCTTTATCTTCAGATATTGACTGTTGCAGACTCTCGATTTGAGTTTTGAAAGACTGCAGCTGTTCAAATAGATCTATAATGTTTCCTTCGGTTGTAAAGAATCCGCTTGCGATGTCCTTGGTTCTGTGTGAGAAAAATCTTTCACCAGTTGTAAACTGAGTACCTAAGTGAAGGTCTAATCCTCTTGCTGTTAGCTCATCTTCAAAATCTAGTCTGGCTTCTTCAGCAAAAGTTTTTTGGCTTACTATGGTTGCCTCTTCAGCCGATTCAACATCAGATGGAAAAGCAACTTGAATTGAATCTGACCAATCAGACTCAGCTGGGTTATCTGGCCATCCTGCCTCAGATAGAGATTTTACTTGAAACTCAAGAGTTTCTCCCTTTCTGATAGGTATATCAAGCTGGTTGATATTTATTAAATCAGCATTTGATACATCCTCTACTACCCATGAGTAAAGTCCGGTTTCCTCATTTAATTCTCTAGTTCTAGGCTTAGTTAAAACTTCAGTCCATGGAGAGAATGTGGCAAACTTAGTGCTTCCATTTTCGTTTATAGCACTCTGTTTTGCATTAGGGGCAGTTCCTTTCTTGCTTAGATATCTATATCTAATTTTAAACTGAACTACTTCTTGATTTCCATATCTACTTGATTTAGATCCTGGAATTGGCCAAAATCCTCTAACTCTATATTTAGGAGTTCTAACGAAAGCAGGGGTAGTTGCAATAGATGTGGTTATTTGTCTAACTGTTGCTCCGAGCTGAGTTTGAAGAGTTGATTTCTTCTTAATTGAAGAATCTATCTTCTTTTCAATTCTCTGTTTTTCAGATTGGGTCTTTTGAGAATCATTTAACTGAGATTTTAAGGAGTCTATTTCCTTTAAGTTCTCCTTGATCTGGGTTTTAATGTTCTCTTTTTCTGCAATTTGATTGCTAATAGCTGCCGCGTCCTCGTCCTCTTTAATATGCTGATCTATTTGAACTACTTCAAAATCTGTTGCAGTTAAAGTAGGGGCATCTGGAGTTTCGGCAACTATTGCTGGTAATTTCTTTTCCTTTGCAGAGTTTAGGAGTATGAGTCCAAAATCTGCAACGAAATTGTTGTAATAATCTTCAAGAGTTGAAGTACTATTATCCTCTAGGGTAGTAGTCAACTCGTTTGTAAATACTCCGAACCCTTTAGAGTAATCATCAATTGTTAGATTATTTGAAGTGCTTACAGGTCTAAAGAAGACTATCTGTCTCTCGTTGTATCCAACATTGACTTGTAATTCTGGGAGTCTATAAGGCACTGGCTTAATCCTTAGGATGTTTGCTCCGATGGTTATCGGCTCAATTCCGAATATTCTCTCTAAGACTACCTCGCTGTTTGTCTTATCAACTGAGCTTACTCTGTATTCAGAATCATTGTCAGTTATAAGAACGTCCCCAGCAGACAGTATTCTAGTGTTATCATTTTCGTCTAGAATATCCGTGTAAGTTAGGGCGTTTAATCTGTATCTTCTTCTAGTTACGGATACTGTTTCACCCGTTGATGTTAGGGTTTGTGGAACAGATTCTTCAAATATCTTAGTTACATCAAACGATCCTTTATATCTGTTGATAGCAGTTGGCATTGATATAACATTGTCGTCTTCAAAATAGTCTATTCCTTGATTATCTAACTCTGATAAAAGATTGTCTAAGTCAATATCGTTGTTTTCTTTATAGTTGTCATCAAAGAAAGCTAGTTGATCGTCATCAGTCGAGTTTATTATTATCCTCTTCACGTTGAATTGATCGATGTCATCTGTTAAAACTGATGATACATCAACTCCTATAAAAAGCAAAGGATTTAGAAAGGACTCAAAGAACCAGTTGTTCTTTACTCCAAACGAGGTCGGTATTGCGACGTTTGCGTCTTTTATTCCCTCTAGCTCCTGTATGAGCTTAGATACTTTCTTTAGCTGAAACTTTCTAACATCCCCATTAGAAGACTTGATACCTATCACATCGTCGTTGGCTGATATCAACGTGTCAAACTTGGTATTTACATCGTCTATTTTTCCCTTTAGGTATCCAAAAGAGGGGACGTTAATTGTTCTAGTTGTCCCGTCATCTAATTTCTGAGTAATCGAAATGTTCTCAGACTGAGATTCTAGCATCTTTTCTAAACTATATAGAAAGGAATTCATGTTGTCAACGTCGACAACAAGTCTACTTAATAGATCAGAAATTGTATTTTTAGTTCCAGCCATTATTTTTATCTTATTTTATCTATTTTGAATGTTAGATTTTCAGCATCAATACATATGATCTCAAATATAGGAGTGTTAGATGATGGTGTAAAATCTAAGTCGTTTAATATCCCTACTATTTTTCCGTAAACTCCAGCATTTTTCAAGTTTAGAGAGTCAGTCTTGATCTTGATATCATATACACTAGGAATAAATTCGTCACTAAACACTAGCCTCATTGTCTGTCCCTTCTTCCACTTATTAACTGAGTCGTCAATTAATAATTCAAAGTCTCTAATTAGAGTAACGGCAGAGCCTCCAGCTTCATGTCGAACATAATTAGTAAAGTTAGACAGCGCTATAACGTTACTCTCAAATATATTGACGATCGAGTTATTAGAGATGTTATATTCTTCATTTGAATTTTCAATTCTAATCCTATTAGGAGTTCTTCGATCCAATTTGATACCAACACCAGGTCTAATTACATCTGCATTATATGATATTTCGATGTTTGAATTACCATTGGCAATATCATTAAGCTTAACTGAGTTATTTTCAATCATCTTAACTAATTCTCCAGTGTTATTGAAAATTGCCTGATTCTCAGTTATTGAGGTTTCTAGGTTTTCAATTCTTAGAGTTAGCTCGTTTTGATCTTCAGAGTTAATTAGTAGATCTTTCAATCCTTCAACATCTTGAGTAAGTTGTTCTAACTCTAGAAGCTTATCATTTAATTTAGTTTGTATTTGCCTAAACTCTGTTAAAACATCTACAAATAGATCCATCGAGAATGTTGAGAAGTCGTTGATAGATTTTTCAACAAGCACATTCTCTATGGAAGTATCTAATTTTAGATTTAGCTTGTATGCGAATGAGTTTCCGTTGGTCTTATTTAGAGGATCCGGCTTATATTTGGTTATAAATGGAATGCTAAATTCAAGGCCATCTTGTTCTACCTTATCTAGGAATAAAACTCCATATAGATTAGTTTGAGAATCAATTGGATTACCTGAAGAATCTAAGTTGTTAGGATCATAGGTATCATAGTAAACTAAGATCGCGTTGAATTGAAAATCCTTATTTGCAATATAATCGTTAAATTGAGAAAATACTTTAATCTCAGGATTTTCCGAAGCTAGCTTATAATTGTCTAAATCAAAGTCAATGGATATACCATCTAGGGTACTTCTAACATATTCTACTGTGTTAGAACCTAGCTGTTTAGTTATATACTGATTTTTAGCTACATTATATTCTCCAGTTGCATCTACGTTATCTGTGTAATACGAATTATTAACTGTTTGAGTAAACCAGTTTCCAGCGGTAGCTGTGCCTCCATAAGTACTTGCAATTTCGCTATAAACACTGGCATCATCTAGGTCGTAATAAGCTTTAACTGATAATCCAAAGGGATGAGTTTCGTCGTAATGTCTACCTGATAGGTATTCAATATCTAGAGGATCTGCTCCTTTGTTAGCTATTGTAAAATTAGGATAATAGTTTTCGTCCTTAATTGAATTAAATAGAACGTGAGTCGTGCTACCCACGTT